GCTTTACCTAAACAACCTAAAGAAATATACTCTTGTAGTAAAGTTAAGTCAGAGCAAAAATGGAAACAATTTCCAGCTAACCCTGATTTTAAAAGAATTAAAACTGTATTTGATTGGCAAGAATATCCAGATGATTTTAAAGAAAAGCATTATGGATATATAGATGAAGAGTTTAGAAGAAGAGAAGAGGGTTTTTGGTTTATGAATAATGGTAAACCAACTTATATAACGGGCACGCATTATATGTACTTACAATGGAGTAAGATTGATGTTGGAGCCCCAGATTATAGAGAAGCAAATAGATTATTTTATATATTTTGGGAAGCCTGTAAAGCAGATCACAGAAGTTACGGAATGTGTTATTTAAAAAATAGACGTTCTGGTTTTTCATTTATGAGTTCAGCTGAAACTGTTAATTTAGCGACTTTAGCTAGTGATAGTAGATTTGGTATATTATCTAAAACTGGTAGTGACGCAAAGAAAATGTTTACAGATAAAGTGGTACCAATTAGCTTGAATTATCCATTCTTCTTCAAACCAATACAGGACGGTATGGACCGACCAAAGTCCGAACTCGCTTATAGGGTACCCGCAAAAAAGTTTACTCGTAAAAAAATGAGGGAACGTGAAGAACAAGACGATATGGAGGGTCTTGATACTACTATTGACTGGAAGAATACGGGTGATAATAGCTATGATGGTGAAAAATTATCTTTATTAGTACATGATGAAAGTGGTAAATGGGAAAGACCTGATAATATAAAAAATAACTGGAGAGTTACAAAAACTTGCTTAAGATTGGGTAGTAGAGTGGTTGGTAAATGTATGATGGGATCTACTTCTAACGCTTTAGACAAAGGAGGTGATAATTTTAAAAATTTATACAACAATTCAGATGTTACAAAACGAAATAGAAATGGACAGACTAAGTCAGGATTATATTCTCTGTTTATTCCTATGGAATGGAATTACGAGGGTTTCATCGATGAATACGGACAGCCTGTATTCAACACTCCTAGAGAACAAAAATTTGATCCACACGGATTAGAAATAGACTACGGAGTTATAGATCACTGGGAAAATGAAGCTGATGGATTAAGAGATGATCAAGATGCTTTAAACGAATTTTATCGACAGTTTCCTAGAACAGAAGAACACGCATTCAGAGATGAGACAGGACACAGTTTATTTAACCTTATAAAAATATACGAGCAAATAGATTATAATGAGGGAAATAGAAACTCATCAGTATTAACACCTGGTAATTTTCAATGGGCTAATGGCGTTAAAGATACTAGAGTAACCTTTAATCCAGATCCTAAAGGAAGATTTAAGGTTAGTTGGGTACCAAATTTTAATTTGCAAAATAATGTTATTTTAAGAAATGGTATAAAGTACCCAGGTAATGAACATATGGGCGCATTTGGTTGTGACTCATATGATATATCAGGAACAGTAGATGGAGCGGGATCAAAAGGAGCTTTACATGGGTTAACTAAGTTTTCAATGGAAGACGCTCCAGCTAACACGTTCTTTTTAGAATATATAGCAAGACCTCAAACGGCTGAAATATTTTTTGAAGATGTTTTAATGGCTTTAATATTTTATGGAATGCCGATACTTGCTGAAAATAATAAACCAAGACTATTATACTATTTACGTAGAAGAGGATATAGAGGATTTAGTATGAATAGACCAGATAAAATGTGGAATAAACTATCTGTAGCAGAAAAAGAAGTTGGTGGTATACCAAACTCTAGTGAAGATATAAAACAAGCTCATGCAGCAGCTGTGGAGATGTATATTAATGACCATATTGGCCTATTAAAAGACGGTACTTACGGAACTATGTATTTTAACGAAACTTTAAATGATTGGTCTAAATTTGATATAAATAAAAGAACTAAACACGATGCTTCCATAAGTTCAGGTTTAGCAATTATGGCTTGTAATAGACATTTATATAGACCTAATCCAGATAAAAACAAAAAACCTATATCAATAAATATATTGAAATATAATAACAAGGGATTTCAATCGAAAATAATAAATAATAAAGTATGATATCAGACGCTCATATAAATTTTCCATCTCAAGCAGTTAGTGATTTAGAAAAATTATCAGAAGATTATGGACTTAAAGTAGCAAAAGCTATAAGACAAGAATGGTTCACTGGAGTAACTTCTAAATTTGATGGTAATATAAATAATTATCATCAATTAAGATTATACGCAAGAGGAGAACAATCAGTTCAAAAATATAAAAATGAATTATCTATAAATGGTGATTTATCTTACCTTAATTTAGATTGGAAACCTGTTCCAATTATCCCTAAATTTGTTGACATAGTCGTCAACGGAATGTCACAAAGAAATTACGAAATAAGTTGTTACGCACAAGACCAATATGGTGTTAGTAAAAGAACTGAATATATGGAATCTCTATTGAGAGATATGAGAGCTAAAGATTTTAGTACCTTAGTACAAGAACAATTTGGTATAGATATATCTGAAAACGATCAAGAAACTTTACCAGAAAATGAAGAAGAGCTAGCTTTACACATGCAAATTGGGTACAAACAAGCTATAGAAATAGCAGAAGAACAAGCTATAGATGTTTTAATGGAAAACAGCGATTATGATTTAGTAAGAAGAAGGTGTCTATATGACTTAGTTACACTAGGTATCGGTGCTACAAAAACTACATTTGACTGGACGGAAGGAGCTAAAGCAAGATATGTTGATCCAGCTAATCTAGTATACTCATATACAGAGTCCCCATATTTTGATGACATATATTATGTTGGTGAAATAAAAGAAATACCAATAAATGAATTAGTAAAAGAATTTCCTGAATTAACAGAAAGTGAAATAAAAGAAATAACAGATAACTCTGGGAGAACTGTATATAGTCAAAACAATTATAGACTTAACGCAGACAAGAATAAAATAGAAGTGCTCTATTTTAATTATAAAACTCACATGAACGATGTTTACAAATTAAAAACAGTAGGTAGTGGTGCTGAAAAGATTATTCAAAAAGATGACACGTTTGATCCACCTGTAGAAAGTATGGATGGAAATTTTCAAAAATTAGAAAGAGTTGTTGAGGTATTATATGAAGGTGTATATTTAATAGGCGCAGATAAATTACTAAAATGGAAAATGGCTGATAATATGATGAGGAGTGATTCTGATTTTGGTAGCGTTAAGATGAATTATCAAATAGTAGCTCCTAGAATGTATAAAGGAAAGTTAGAATCTATAGTTAGTAGAATAACAGGTTTTGCTGATATGATACAACTTACTCATTTGAAGTTACAACAAGTAATGTCAAGAATGGTACCTGATGGTGTATATCTTGATGTAGATGGTATAGCTGAAGTAGATCTTGGTAACGGAACAAATTACAATCCTCAAGAAGCATTAAATATGTTTTTTCAAACTGGTTCCGTTATTGGTAGAAGTTTCACAGGGGATGGAGATGGTAATCCAGCTAAAGTACCTATTCAACAAATTCAAAATGGGGCCGGCGGAAATAAAATTCAAAGTTTAATTACTACGTATAATTATTATTTACAAATGATAAGAGATACTACCGGATTAAACGAAGCAAGAGATGCTGCTACTCCAGATAAAAACGCTTTAGTAGGCGTGCAAAAATTAGCAGCAGCAAACTCTAATACAGCAACTAGACACATCTTACAGTCTATGTTATATTTGACCGCGGAAGTAGCAGAGTGTATGTCATTAAGAATATCTGATATTATCGAGTATTCTCCAACTAAAGAAGCATTTATACAAGCTATAGGGGCTCACAATGTTGCTACGTTAGAAGAATTATCAGATTTACATCTTTATGACTTTGGTATATTTATAGAGTTATTACCAGATGAAGAAGAAAAAGCTATGTTAGAAAATAACATTCAAGCGGCTATAGCACAGCAATCAATTGACTTAGACGATGCTATCGATTTGAGATCTATTAGAAATGTTAAATTAGCTAATCAATTATTAAAGGTAAAAAGAAAAGCTAAAATGTCTAGGGATCAAGCAATGCAACAGCAAAATATTCAAGCTCAAGCAGCGGCTAATGCACAACAACAACAAGCAGCTGCGCAAGCCGAGATGCAAAAACATCAAGCTAAAGCGCAAGCAGAGGGTCAATTAGAGCAAACAAAAAATCAATTAAAAATTCAATTTTTACAACAAGAGATTCAAGCTAAAAAAGAATTAATGCAATTTGAGTTTGAATTAAATTCTCAATTAGAAGGAATGAGGCAAGACACAGATAAAGAGAAAGAAGATAAACGAGAAGATAGAAAAGATCAAAGAGTTGATAGACAAGCTAGTCATCAAATGGATATGATTGAGCAAAGAAAACAGGGTGATGTAGATAAAAAATTTGAATCCTCAGGTAATGATACACTTACAGGGGGAGCTGGAATTCAAAAATTTTCACCCTTTTAATATTTAATATTTTATAAAATTTTATTATGGAAGAAAACAAAGAAGCTGTTGAAGAAACAGTAGAACAACCTATAGAACAGGTTGAAGAAACAAAACAAGAGCAACCAAGAGATGAAAAAGGTAGATTTAAATCCGCTGATGACGATAATGTTATAAAAGTAGATTTAAGTAAACCTCCACCATCTAATGAAGTTGTTGAGCAAAAAGAAAACGTAAAAGAAGAACCAAAAGCTACAGAGGATATAAAAGAAGACATACCAGTAATTGAAGAGATTACGGTAGAAGATCTTAAGGAACAAAAAATAATAGAGAGCAATATAGAGGAAGCTGTTGAAGAATCAAAAGCTACTGGAGTATCGTTACCTGAAAATATTCAAAAGCTTGTGGACTTTATGGATGAGACAGGTGGGGATTTAAATGATTATGTAAAGTTGAATAGAGATACATCTAATATGGATAATGACGATGTATTAAACGAGTATTACAAAACTACTAAATCTCATTTAAGCCCAGAAGAGAGAGCTTTTTTATTAGAAGACACATTTGGTTATGATGAAGAAGTTGATGATGAAAAAACAATACGTAAAAAGAAAATAGCCCTTAAAGAGCAAGTTGCCGAGGCTAAAGCCTATTTAGACGGGCAAAAGTCTAAGTACTATGAAGAAATCAAAGCTGGGTCAAAGTTGACCGATGAACAACAAAAAGCTATTGAATTCTTTAATAGATATAACAAAGAATCTGAAGAGCAGAAGAGATTATCTGAAGCAAGTAAAGAGACATTTTTAAAGAAAACTGATAACGTTTTTAACAGTGAGTTCAAAGGTTTTGAATACAATGTTGGAGATAAAAATTACAGATTTAACGTTAAAGATGTAGATAATATAAAAGCAACTCAAAGTGATATAAATAATTTTGTTAATAAGTTTACTAATGAAAAAAATGACACGCTTGAAGATGCTAAAGGTTATCATAAATCTTTATTTACTGCAATGAATGCTGATGCTATTGCTAAACATTTTTATGAGCAAGGTAAAGCAGATGCAATTAAAAACCAGGTTGCTAAAGATAAAAATATTAATTTAGATCCTAGACAAACGCATGGCCAATTTGAAGCTGGTGGCGTAAAAGTTAGGGTTTTAGGTGAATCTTCTTCTGAAATGAAAAACAGATCTTTTAAAATTAGAAAGAAAAATTAACTTAAAAAAATTTTAAATTATGGCAATTACAAGTCCTAGTCCTTATAATTCAAGAGCGGCTTCTGTACAAGCAACTACTTCTGAAAATTATTTGGACATACAAAACAACGGGTGGGCACAGCAATACCTTCCTGACCTAATGGCCAAAGAAGCTGAGGTTTTTGGACAAAGAACAATCTCGGGTTTTCTTGCTCAAGTAGGTGCAGAAGAAGCTATGTCTGCAGACCAAGTTATTTGGTCAGAACAAGGTAGGTTACACCTATCTTACAAAGGTACTATCGGTACTGCTAATATTAGTACTATTCAAATAGATACTGATATTGATGGTAATGACGCTGGTACTACTCACGGTATTAGAGTTGGGGATACAGTTTTAGTAGCTTCACCAACATTAACTGCGAAATGTTACGTTTCTGTAGTTGATGCTGATGGCGCTTCTACAGCTACATCTTCTGGTGGCGCAACAGATTTTATTACTGTTCAACCTTACTCTCACGAACATTTAGACAATGTTGGTTTCGGTGATTCAGACAATTTAACTATTATGGTTTATGGTTCTGAATACAAAAAAGGAACATCATTTAATACTATGACTAACAGAGATGGTTCTAACAAACCTTCTTTCACTACATTTACTAACAAACCAATTATCATGAAAGATAAATTTGAAGTATCAGGATCTGATGCTGCTCAAATTGGTTGGGTTGAAGTATCTGGTGAAGACGGGCAAAACGGTTATTACTGGTACTTAAAAGCTGAAGGAGACACTAGATCTCGTTTTAATGATTATTGTGAAATGTCATTAATAGAAGCTGAAAAAGCTGCGACAGCATCTTTATCTTTAGGTGGTGTAGTAGGTACTGATGAAAGACAAGGTACTGAAGGTTTATTTTCTGCTATCGAGTCAAGAGGTCATCAATCATCTGGTGTTACTGGTGTTAACGCTGCTACTGATTTAGCTGAGTTTGACGCTATTTTAGCAGAGTTTGATAAGAATGGTGCTATTGAAGAAAACATGATGTTTGTTAACAGAGCAACAGCTCTTGCAATAGATGATATGCTTGCTTCAATGAATTCTTATGGAGCTGGAGGTACTTCTTACGGAGTATTTGATAACGACGAAAACATGGCATTAAATTTAGGTTTCTCAGGATTTAGAAGAGGTTCTTATGACTTCTATAAATCTGACTGGAAATACTTAAATGACATGGCTACAAGAGGTGGTATCAACGATAGAAATACCGTTGGTGCTATACGTGGCGTTATGATTCCAGCTGGAACATCTACTGTTTACGATCAGCAATTAGGGAAGAACTTAAAAAGACCTTTCTTACACATGCGATACAGAGCTTCTAACACAGAAAGCAGAAAAATGAAAACCTGGGTCACAGGTTCAGTTGGTGCTGTTTCATCTGATTTAGATGCTATGACTGTAAACTTCTTAACTGAAAGATGTTTAGTTGTACAAGGTGCTAATAACTTTATGTTATTGAACTAGTATTTATTTAAGATAGGGCGGTTCGCCGCCCTATTTTTTTTATTAATTATATTATATATTATATTATGACAAAGAAAAAAATAACTAAGGTTGAAGAACCTATAGTTGAAGAAATAATTGCTGTTAAAGAACAGCCTAAAGTTAATACTCCTAAAATGGAGATTAAACCAAAAAACACTTGGGAAGTTAAAGATAGAGTTTACCATTTAAAAGGTAAAACGCCTCTTTCAAAAACAATAAAATCAGCTAATATATATTGGTTTGATGAAGAAAAGGGTTATGAGAGAGAGTTAAAATACTGCTCTAACCAAAGAACGTGCTTCGTTGATGAAATGAAAGGCGATCAAAGATTAGAACATATTATTTTTAGAAATGGTACGTTATCAGTTCCACGAAACAAAGTAGTATTACAAAAAATGCTATCTTTATATCATCCAATGAAAGATATAGTTTACGTAGAACATCAACCTGTAAAAATAGCAGAAAATCAATTAGACTGGTTGGAGTTTGAAATTGAAGCACTAAAATTAGCTAAAGATATAAACATTGATTTAGCTGAAGCTATAATGAGAGTAGAGGTTGGATCTGAGGTATCTAAGATGAGTTCTAAAGAACTTAAAAGAGATTTGTTATTATTTGCTAGAAAAAACCCAAAACTATTCATAGATTTAGTTACAGATGAAAACATACAACTCAGAAACTTTGGTATAAAATCTGTGGAATCAGGATTAATAAGATTATCAGGCGATCAAAGAACTTTCTTTTGGTCATCTAATAACAAAAAACTATTAACTGTTCCCTTCGATGAACATCCATATTCAGCGTTAGCTGCTTGGTTTAAAACTGATGAAGGTATGGAGATTTATTCTAATCTAGAAAAGAGAATGAAATAACTAATTTAAATTAACAAAACTATAGCCACCTTAACGGGTGGCTATTTTTTTTTAAATACTAACCTTTCGCTTTATTATGTAACTATATAATAGTAAAATATAAACAAATGGCAATAAGTGTAGATACAGTATATCAAAAGGTATTAGCTATGGCTAATAAAGAACAAAGAGGTTATATAACGCCACAAGAATTTAACTTGTTAGCGGATAAGGCTCAAAATGAAATTTATGAAAATTATTTTCATGGAATAAAAATGTCTGATATCAAACCTAAAAGACGTGAAAATTATGCGGATACTTTAGAAATGTTAGAAGAAAAGCTCCACCCGTTTCATTACGACACTACTGTTAAAACTAATAATGGTACCTTAACATTACCATCAACGTATGGTATACAGAAACTAATTAGTATAACAAGGGGTAATGGCACTAGAGTTACACAAATGAATAAGGATCAGATATCTTACACTGAAAGCCACCCTTTAACCAAAGCCACACCAACAAGATCTGTGTTTGTTAGAGAAGATGCTGGTACTGTTACTATATATCCTCCTGCTTCTTCTTCAACATATAATATTGTTTATGGAACTAATTTACCTGGTTTAAATAATGATTATGAACAATTTGAAGTTAGTTACTATAAAACGCCTACAGCTCCTAAATGGGGATATGTAGTTGTTAATGAAAAAGCTTTATATAATAGTAACACAAGTACTGATTTTGAATTACACATTTCTGAAGAAGAAAACTTAGTACTAAGAATATTAATGCTAGCTGGATTAACAATAAAACAACCAGATGTAATACAAGCTGGAGGACAAGGTGCACAAATGATTAAACAAGAACAAAATAGTTAATTATGGGATTATTAGACGGAACAACACAAGCTACTTATTATAACTCAAGTAATTCAGGTAATTATGGTAATTATCAATTTATAAGTTTAGATCATATTATAAACGGTTTTATGGTATCATATGTAGGTGAAGGCAAAATAATACCTAAAGTAAATAGAACTGACGTTCAATTTCACGCTATGAGGGCGATACAAGAACTTTCATACGACGTTTTTCGTTCTATAAAATCTCAAGAAATAGAAGTACCAAATACGCTTAAAATGATTTTACCTCAAGATTATGTTAACTACGTTAAACTAGTAAGAGCTGATAGTAAAGGTATAGAAAGAGTATTATATCCTACAGGAAAAACATCTAATCCGTTTTCTATAACGCAAGATACTAATGGTGTGTATCAATTTACTGATACTGATAGTGATGGGGTAACCGACACTTTAACAGAACAATCTACAGGAAGCGATACTTGGGCTAAATTTAAAGATCAAATAGATACTGATGTTTATGCTGATGATACAACTGATATAGAAATAGATAATAGAGGTAGAAGATATGGATTAGATCCGCAGCACGCTCAGTCCAATGGGACTTTTTACATAGATCATCTTAGAGGATATATACACTTTGGCTCTAGTTTAGCTGGTGAAACAGTAATATTAAAATATATTAGCGATGGTTTAGGTACTGATGATGAAATGGTTGTACATAAATTTTGCGAAGAAGCTGTATACAAATGGATAGCACATGGTGTGTTATCTACAAGATCTAATATACCAGAGTATTTAGTACAAAGATTTAAAAGAGAAAGATTTGCTGAATCTAGAAAAGCAAAAATAAGATTATCTAATATTAAAATAGAAGAGTTTACTCAAGTATTAAAAGGAATGAGTAAGATAATAAAATAATTCGATATGCCTGAAATTAAACATGTGTTCCAAGCTGGAAAAATGAACAAGGACATAGACGAAAGACTTGTTCAAAATGGTGAATATAGAGACGCTTTAAATATACAAGTTAGAACAACAGATGCTAATTCTAGTGGAATTGGTGATGCTGGTGCTGCTCAAAATATAAAGGGTAATAAATTTATTTCAAGTGGTGTTACTTACACTAAAAGTTATAGAGATGATGACAACTCTGGTAATAAAGATTACACTAGAATAATAGGTAGCATAGCTGATGAAGCAAATGATAGAGCTTTCTTTTTCGTCGCAGACCCGCTTCCTTTTGACGGTATACATCATGGTGTTCCATATTCTGATATAGTAGCAGCTAGTCTCGATGACGATGGATCAACCCGTCTTGGTTATTCTCTTAGACAATGGAAAGATAGTATATTTGAAATAAATTACAATCCACCAGTTGGTAATACTCAAGTTAACGATGCTATATTCACAGATGTGTATATGATTACTGCTACATATTCAGATATGGTTGGTCCCGAAAATACTAGCGCATCAACTGATTACGCTTATATAACTGTTAGGAATCAACTATATGGTGCTCGTAATATAAGAATTGGAATGATGCTACATGCTTGGGATACTAATGGTAATCATTTATTATGGCATTCTAAAACATTACCTGATGGCACAGTAGTAAAAGAAGAAGGAGTTGAAGTTATTAATATAGTAGAAGATCCAAATAATGCAACAAATAATCTAATAGTTTTAGCAGAAGAACAAACAGAGGACTTGGAAGAGAAATGTGTTGCTATGAAGTTTTTTAGCAAAGAAAGAGTGCTAGAGTTTGATTACTATAAAAAATCTGAAAATACTTTACAAAGAATTAAAAACACATTAACTGGTATTAATATTCTTGATGATATGTTATTTTGGACGGACGGAGTTCATGAGCCAAAAAAAATAAATATAGAAAGATCAAGAGAAGGAACAATTAATGACACTATTCATACACAACTTTACGTTACACATCCCGTAACTAATGATCTTGTTATAATAACAGATGATGATATAGAACCTAATTTATTATCAGCAGATATTCAACGAGAACATATTACAGTAATAAAACAAGCCCCTAGATCCGCTCTTACATTAAAATTAGCACCTAGCGATAGAACTAGTGACACCTCATTTGAAGTCGATCATAATTTTGTTAGTGATTCGCTACCAGTTCCCACTGAAGGTTCAGTAATAAATGATTTAACTTTTCCTTCTACTATAGATTGTAGAGTAGACGACGTTTTTAAATTTACAGCTGATAATCTTTTTGCTAACGAACCTATGGTAGTAAGAGGTAAAATTATTAATGTTGATGCGTGGCCAAATGTAGTTATTAGACTTTCTTTTGTTAGCGACGACGTCGTTGAAATAAATCCTTTAGATTGGGAAGTAGAACTAGAGCAAAGAAAACCTTTATTTGAAACTAAATTTGGAAGATTTGGTTATAGATATAAATATGATGATGGGGAGTATTCTTCTTTTTCTCCTTGGTCTGAATTAGCTTTTTTACCTGGCGACTTTGAGTATACTCCTAGTAAAGGTTATAATAAAGGTATGACTAATAATGTTAGGAATTTAATTGTTACCGGTTTTGTACCTAACGATATAAGTGGTGTTATAAATGGTGGGCCAAATATTAATCCAATAGTTTCTATAAAACCTAATGATATTAAAGAGGTTGATATACTTTGGAAGACAACAGATAATCAAAACGTTTATGTTGTTAAAACTATAACTAGAGCTAAAGACATAGAATGGACAGCCGATGAGCAGGGTTCTATGACAGTTACTTCCGAAATGATACACAAAGTATTACCAGCTAATCAAACGCTTAGAGGATGGGATAATGTACCTAGAAATGCTACAGCTCAAGAAATGACCGCTAACAGATTAGTATATGGTAACTATATACAAGGTTATGATATATTATCTCCATTTGGAATAAAGCAATCTATAAAATCTAATAGCGTGCAATTTCCTAATCCATTAAAATCAGTAAAATCGAGTAGAAACTATAAATTTGGTGCTGTATTTGGAGACAAATACGGTAGAGAAACGCCTGTTATAGCAAGCGGTTATAGAAATCCGTTAAACGAATTTAGTGAAAACGAGTTACAAGAAAACATTACGGGTGATTTAAATGTACCAAAAAATTTATCATCACTAAGTAATAAATTTCAATTAGAACAAAGTTGGGATGCTAGTGAGCCACCAGAATGGATGAATTATATAAAGTATTTTGTAAAAGAAACATCTAACGAATACTATAATTTAATAATGGATAGGTGGTATGATGCTGAAGATGGTAATGTTTGGGTTGCGTTTCCATCTGTTGATAGAAATAAAATTAGTGAAGAAACGTTTTTAATATTAAAAAATGGTCATGGTAATCAAAAGCCTGTCACGGAAGAAGCTAGATATAAAGTTGTAGCAATCGAAAATGAAGCTCCAGATTATATAAAAACTGTAAATAACGATTTTGATTTAATTAAAATACAAAGAGACAAAGTTTATAATGACTTGGTAGGTAACGTAAGTGACGCTGTACCGGATCAATTAATTGACAAAAAAACAATTAAATTAGATTCTGCAGAGTGGGATGAAACCGCTCCTGAGGTTAAAGATTTTAAAGGTATTGCTAAAGTTAGAATAGTGGGTACATACAATAGCGCCACAGAAGGAGCCGTTAGCGAATACAGTCCTTGGAGAAATATAACAAAAGTAATAAACAAAGATGATGATCGAGGCGTGGTTCTTAGAGAAGCTTTTGAAGAAGTAGATGTAAACATGTACCAAAAGTTAATTTTAAAACTAGCAACTCCTTCAGAATTAACAGACAACAAAGCAGATGTTGATGACGCTAGTAGTATTCATTACATACAATATAGTTTAGAATTTAGAGATGCTATTGTAGAAAACAAACCTCAGTTTGACGGTAGATTTTTTGTTAAACTAGAAAAGGATTCAACACTAGAAACTTCAGTACTAGGCAACCAAATTAGTTATGAAGTAAAAAGCACTTATAAGGTAGCTTATGTAGCCGCAAGACAAAAAAATCCCGCTAGTAATAGTGACATTGATAACGTAGGTCCGTATGCTCAAACTAATTGGAGCACGTATACAGACGGTGGTGCTGGTATATTTACCACTAATGAAATAGATACTATAGTACCTAATTCAGAAGCAACGGATAATGATGTATTAAATTACAACAGTCTTGATAATTTAACAGGTGATCTTCCAGCAGTTCCAAACGCTGGTGTAACAGTAGATAGTATTAACGAAAATGCTAGTAATACACATTCAATTTACGGAGAAGATAAAAATCAAGTAGTTTCATTGTTTGGACCTGGTGATCACAGCACAAATCAGTATCAAACACAACAATTTTGGAATTGGTGGTGGGATCAAGGTAGTAATCTAATTGGTGAGGGTAGTAATACGGGTAGAGATACGAATATTTTTATAGATGAAGCACCTGCTTATAGCGGTTTTAGTTTAGTAAAAAAACTACAAGGACCAAATGATACTACTTATAGAAGGCAAGTATTACAAGCTTTAGGATCTGGAGGTCAACCTATTAGTCATCTTATAGACAATGGAATATATGGACCATATCCAGGAACAGGAAATGGAGACAGTACTGAAGCCACATATCCAAATCCGTCATATAATCTTGAGTGGAGCGAGTCTAATGGGGAAACTCAAAACTGGTTACCATCAGGATTGAGTAAAGGTAAAACGCAAACGCAGGGCCATTTAGGTCAGTTCACGTTTTCTGTTATTAAAGATGATTGGAGTACTATTTCTACAGATGCTTTATTTAAATCAGATATGACAACACCTGGAACAGTATTTACGTTTGCGAATGATCCTAATCCAGGTAATCGTTATAAAATAATAAGCTATGAATTAACAACAAATTGGCTAGACGGTTTTGAGGATTTTGGTTCGTTTTCAGGTATGAATTTAGAAATAGAAAGTAAAAACTTTTCTGCCACGGATGATGAGTTGAGAAAAAGATATTCAATAATAACTAGATTTTGTAGATTAGATGATAATAACAATGAGTTAATAGATGAAGGTATAGATACTACACAATGGGATCCAAGAGGTGAGGTTAGGCATGATGGTTTAGGTAGTTTAGAAATACAAGTATTAACACAAGTCGGTAATTTTGACTTATCAGATAAATCTTTAGCTACTAATGCTGCATGTTGGGAAACGGAACCAAAAGAAGATGTTGGATTAGATATATATTATGAAGCAAGCGAAGGTATTCCTGTAAGATTAAATGATAAAAAAGATTTAGCGCTTTTTACAAAGCCAGGTAAAAGATCAAACGCTAGTAATATAGAAATATATAGAAACCATATAAAGCAAGAACCTATTACTAAACCATTCTTAAGTAGTATTATTAGCAACGACGGTATTTTATTACAATATCAAGAGTATGAAAATGTAGGTGGTGTGTTAATGCCTGGCTATATTATGAACTTTAAAAAAGTTGGTATAGGAGATATAATTCACTTTGTTCACAAATCAAATCCTTATGGTAGCGGTATAATAACTAGATCTAAGGTAATAGATTTTTACGACGTTTTAGATGACTTGCCTGGGAACACACGAATACCAATTCCTTCACTAAGAGGATCTTTTACCGCAATACCATCTGTTACTCCAGGTTTTACAGGCTTTACGTTAAATGGCGCTCCTACAACGTTTGAAGGTGTGTCATTATTAAATGCCCAAATATTTGGCCAATATGTAAGTGACCCGACTTTTGTTACTGATGTTGGTAATGGTTTTATTCAAATTGATAAAAAACTATTAGATTGGCCGTCAATAGTAGGTACTAATGTAAATTTTGAATTTATTATACCTACAGGATGGTATAAGATAGATACCAATGTATGGAAATACCCTGTTGAACTAGGATGGTTTAATTGTTACTCGTTTGGTAATGGTGTTGAATCTGATAGAATACAAGATGACTTTAACGCACCAACTATTGATAATGGTGTTAAAGTATCATCTACGTTTTTAAATTATGGAGAAGAGCACATAGGCAGTGGATTAATATATTCCGGATTATATAATTCTACATCAAGCGTTAATGACTTGAATGAGTTTAATATGGCGGAAAAAATAACTAAAAATCTAAATCCAATATACGGATCTATACAAGCGTTAAAAACCACTGAAAGAAATCTAACCGTATTTACTGAAGATAAGGTTTTAAAAGTTTTAGCAAATAAAGATGCTATATATAACGCTGATGGTAACCCACAATTAACGGCAACAAATAGAGTATTAGGAGACGCAACTCCTTATGCTGGTGACTATGGTATATCTAAAAATCCAGAATCATTAGCTTGGGATCAATATAGATTGTATTTTACAGATAAACAAAGAGGAGCTGTGTTAAGATTATCTAACGATGGGTTGACGCCTATATCGGCAATTGGTATGAGTGCATATTTTAGGGATCGTATGAAAAAAAGTGATTCTATGTTAGGTACATTTGATACCGTTAGTGGTGAGTATAATTTAACTCTTAATTCAGGTTGGCAATGGAATTCTACTATCGATCCACCAGTAACAATATCTTTTAACGAAAGATCTAAAGGTTGGGTTAGTTTTAAATCTTTTATACCTTCAACTGGTTTGTCAGTAAATGGTAGATATTTAACTACACCTGGTGGAGATGGTTATGATGGCATGAAGTTAGCGCCATGGGAGCATTATGATGATAACGTTGAAAGAAATAATTTTTACAGTACGCAGTACCAGTCTGAAATAGAAGTTGTTTTCAATGACCAACCTAGTATTGTTAAATCTTTTAAAGCTATTAACTATGAAGGTACTCAATCAAAGATAAATAAATACACTGGTTCTACTGAATCATATGGAGCTGATGCTGATAACCTCAGTGTTACTGTAAATGATGGAGAGTATTATAATTTAACAGATAAAAAAGGGTGGTGGGTAGAATCATTTACAACAGATTTACAAACAGGTACGGTTCCTGAATTTATAAATAAAGAAAACAAATGGTTTAATAAAATAAATGGAAAACCGACTACGTTAGAAAATTTAGACACAAGCGAGTTTTCTGTCCAAGGCTTAGGATTTGCCTCTGCTGTAACTTCTACCCCTCCTGTAGAAGCTGATATTATAATAACAGACACGTTTGACGGTTTAACAGGAGCATACGGAGATGACGACTTAACTAATGATTAAATATTAATGAATGGCAACAAATAAGTATACAGTACAAGGTAATAGTGTTGATCCACTTGGTAGACAGATTTTTAGAGCTACAGAACTAGTTGGGGATTCTGTATTTGATGGTAATATGATTTCTTCTGGAACATTAACTGTTGTGCCGGATTCTGGATATACAGTAACAGCATCAGATTTTTCAATTAGTAATTACACCGCTTTAACCGCTCCTTTTTTAGATGATGGAACAGAAAACCCTGATTACAGATGGATTGATAGTATAGTTTTAACAAATACTGATACGGCTGGATCAATTAATAATACTATCCTTATTACCGTAAGTTTTGTTAGTGGAGGACCTAGAGGGCCACTGACTTTAGCAGGTAATTTTTCCGTTCAACTAGACATTGATGGAAAAGTAAATATTGCTAATATTGTAGATGATATTAGCTTTGATGAAACTATCGTAATAGAAGAGGAAATAAATATAATAAATACTATAAACGAAGATGATAATATAGTACCAAATAATGGCGCTGATGTTACGTTTACGGAAGCAACTGATGTTAATAAAGATGTTACATCACCAAGTGATAACTTTACTGAAATAAACGTTGTTGGCAATGTAACACCTGACAAAGCCGTTGATATTGGTAACGTTAGTATAGTTGCTGATGCTGACAAGTTTTTCCCAGAAACTCCTTTTTTAACTTTTGCTGGTATGCCTAGCGGTATTTTATCATTAAGGTCTCCTGTAATAACTAGAGATAGTAAAAGCCGTGCTACAGCTTACAACTTTAAATTAATATATAAAAGTAAAGTATCAACTAAAAACTCACCTGGTAAAGCTTATATAAGATATAAAACAGCAAAAATACCCACCGTTACAAGAGAAATATCTAAAATTATGTTTGGCAGTTCTCAAGTCTCAAGTAAAGGTGATACTAGAGAAATAAAAGTTTATGGAGATCCTGACGCTGAGTTTGATCTAGTTATTACTAAATTTACTGATGGATCTTCTATACTAAATAAGAACATTGCTAAAAAAACTATAATAACTCCTGAATATGGAAGCGTAAGAGCTTTAAGTAAAAAGTTATTAGCAACAGGTAGAAAAGGTGGTAAAACTGCGTTTAAATTTGATCAAGAATTTCCAAGTCACGTATCTAGTATCATGAAAACGAGACTTAATATGGCTGGTAATTTAAGTGGTACTAAAGCAATATTTGATACTTTAAGCGGGATAGTTGTAGGTGATAGAATAACAGCAGATAATATACCTAATAGTACTATTGTAACGGTAACAGAACTTAATCCAGATGGAGACAATGCAAACGAGTGCAATCTTTCGTCTTCAGTTGATTTAACTGATGATGATCCTGTTGCTTTTTATAGACCACAAAAATACTATATAAATATTTATCCAAAAGAGGGTACAACATTAAGCGCTAATGTACCTGTACAAAATCCTCGCTATACTATAAACCAATATGACTCTCCAATATTAATGTTAAAAGTTATAAATACTGACGCTCAAATAAATGCAAACACTGTAAGTTATAATTACACAGGTAGAGCAAACGCTTTTCCTAGTCAAGTACGCAATGTTCCTTCAATGTTTTCTGTAAGTTGGGATTTAACAAGGAGCGGTGGGACATTTTCTGCTGTAAAAACAGATGGTATACCAGAGTTTTCTAGTACCAACGCAACTACTTCTGATTGGAGTAATTCGGTTTACGCAACTAACGGTGGTATGCATGTTGAAATATTTAATGAAAAAGTAACTGGAATAGGTACTAGTACTTGTACAATTACAGCAGATGTAATTATTAAAAAGTGGGGAACGGAAAGCGTAACAATGATTTTAAATTTAGATAATATATTAACATAATAATTTATGATACCAATTACATTAGTATTCGCAACAAATCAAACACAAGCATCTATACAGGTAGGTGACACCGCTTATTATATTGATCCATCATCTAGTGGTGGTTTTCAAGTGGGTGATAATTTCACTCAAGACAATATAACGACTATAGGTAAGGTTACTTCCGTTAGTTCACCTATTAGTGATAGTGATAGTTTAACTGTAGTATGTGATATGATAAATAATGTAACGCCACCTACTACATCTAGTTTTATATTATTTTCTAAAGATAATACTGTTAATTGTTCTTCTTTAGTGGGATATTATGGTTCTGCTAAATTTAAAAATGATTCTACAGAAAAAGCTGAGATGTTTGCAGCTAGTTGTGAGATTAACGAAAGTAGTAAATAACAAGCAAAAAATGTAACTATATAATAGTAAAAATAAGATATGGCAACAATTAAAAGACACGAAGATTCACCTTTTAAAATATGGATGCAGTTAGCTGGTGTAGCCGGCGCTGTATTTAAAGGTATAGCAGCTCATAAAACCGCTAAAAAAGCAGAAGGTTTAGAAGCTGAAGCAAAGTTAGCAAGAGATACGTTTAGAGAGGATCTAGCAAATATGAATATGACTAATCCATTTGAAGGTATGCAAAACCAATTTGCTGGTATGGAAAATACTATGGAAGATTTAACTGTTAATCAGAAAGAAGCAGAGTTCGCGTCTCAGCAATTTGCACAAAGTCAATCTAATATTATGTCTGGATTAAGAGGAGCGGCTGGTGGTAGTGGTATAGCAGCGCTAGCGCAACAGTTGGCTCAACAAGGTCAAATAGCGGCTCAAAAATCAGCAGCTGGTATTGGTCAACAAGAAGCAAATAATCAAATGGCTATGGCGAGAGAAGCTAGTAACCTACAAACAAGAGAAAGACAAGGCGCTGCAGATGTTGCCAAGCAAATAGCAGCTGGTGAACAAACAGCTCAAATGCAAAATATGCAGAAAACAAAAGCCTTGCTTCAAGATGCTTCATCAGAATATCAACATTATCAAAAACAAGCTGCTGAAGCAAATGCTATGAAAAACGAAGCTATTGGACAAGCTCTTCCACAAGCTATTCCATTAATACCTAAAATAGGGCAAGCACTTGGTTTATCTGATAGAAGATTTAAAAAGAATATTAAATTAATAGGTAAATCTCCTAACGGTATAAATATATACGCTTTTGAATATATAAATAAACTATTTGGAGAGGGAGTTTATCAAGGTGTTATGTCAGATGAAGTACCAACTAATGCTGTTATAAATAATGGTAATTTTGATATAGTTGATTACTCTAAGCTAGATGTAGAATTTAAACAAATATAATTATGTCAGAAGAATATATACCACAAAGTCAACAGCAAGTTGATCCCGCACAAGCTTATGGCCAGCATGAAGGACCCCAAGCGGTTCCTACTTCTAATGAGGATTTTTTTAGTTTAATGGATTCTAAAATGAACGAAGAGCCAGCTTTTCCAGAAGAACAAATGAGTGCTTTGCGCCAAAAGTTTGAAGGAATGAAAGTTGATTACGCTAATGGAGATAAAGAGGACCAAGCAATGTTGGAGGCTGATGTTGTTCAAACAGGTACTAGATTACAAACAGCTGAACAGTTTAAAGTTAATCTGGCTAGTATGTTAACTCCTAACTCTGGTATAGGACATAATCCTACTGAAAAATTAGCGGAATATACTGATGATATGGTTAACATAGTTAACGGTAATAATGAGGTAACATATGATGGAAACGTTCCAGGATATGAACTGCATGATGGTTGGACATCTATGGACGATATAGAGAAGCTAGTAAAAAATAGATACGTGGATGAGCAATCAAAAAGTATGTTTCAGACTATTATTCAAGATCAACAACAATTAGCCTCTAGTTTTCAACCTGGAGAAAACGCTGAATTTAATCTTCAAAAAGTGTATTCCGATGTTAAAACGAAGATTGTTGAAATGGGAGATACTAGATCTTTAGCAACTGATAGGATATTTGGTAATAGAGTTTTTAAAGATGATTTAATGACTGCTATAGAAAGTGGTACATACGTAGATTTTGGTTTTGATAAAAATCAAATTGAAAGCATGGATCCTAATCCTGAAGATGGTATAACACCTGAAGACGTAACAACTATAGTATCTAGTATATTGAAAGATGAAAAAATGTTAAAAGAATATTTAACTGATTATTACGTTAAAGCTGTAGAACAGAATTATTATGATAATTTAAACCAAGATGTTAGAAGGGAAATGCAATGGAAAAACCAAAAAACACCTCAATCTAAGCAACCTGGGGGTATTTATATACCTCAATCAACAAGAGCTTAATATTACAAAATACAAACGGGTAACTAACGAAACAGTATGGAAGAAAACAGAATATATATACACAACGGTGTAGAGCATGAAGTAACCGCTGAAGAAGAAGCGGACTGGCTATTAGAACACGATGGTGCTACATTAAAAGATGAAAGTAATTATAATTCAAACGTTCAAGACGTAGAAATTAAAACTACTGAACAAAATATAGATACTGAAATCGTTGAAAAAAAAGAAGAAAACGATAAAGAAGAAGAAGAAGAAGAGATAGTTGAAGAAAAAGATGAAAATATCGAAGATGACACTCAAGAGATAATTCAATCTCAAGAAGATCCTACTGGTATCCAAGAGGATTTAATTCAAGAAGAAATTACGGATAAAAAACCTAAAAAAAACGAAAACTACACGGGTCCAATGGCTCATGAAGTCGTAGGTGGTGATTATAATGCTTATTTAAGTAGTAGACCAGATATGAATCTACATATGGGTAACGCTGATGACTGGTTTATGCACGCTATTGAAAATGGATTACCATTAGATGGTGGCGAGGGCCATTATGATCATGTCATTTTATCACAGGTTTACAACCTTGGACATGCATACAACCCGTCAACAGGTGCTACGAAATTCCGCGTAAATAGTGAAACTGGCGAGGAATTATGGAATGTAAAAATACCTGAAAACTCTAAACAAATTACTAACAAATTAATTGAAACTCATAAAAAAAATAAAAAAGAAAAATGGGATAACTTACCTCAAGAAGAAAAAGATTTAATCATTGATAAAAAGAAAAGAGAAAAAGAATTAGAAGAAGAAAATAGAAGAAAAGAAAATCTAGAAGATAATATAAATTTTGCAAATAATTATTTAGAAGAAAAAAGTAATTTAGAGAATACTTACGAGCCCATAAATGTAAAAAATACTATTATAACTCCAAAAGCTTTAACAAATTCCGAATATTCTAGGATTAATGAAATACTAACGTATGATAATGCTAAACAGTGGTTTGATAATAGAAGCCAATTTGTTAGTGATTTTTTTTATGATAGAACTAAACGTGAAAATCCTACGTTTAAAACAAGAGAAGATGGATCATCAGTTGTGCTTTATAATCAAGATGAATTTTATGACAGACAAGATGAGGTTAGGGAAAAAGTTATGTCTGGTAAGTATGGATATAATCCGCATGAAGATAGATTATATTTATTATCGGAAGATGATCAAGTAAGTGTTAGTAAGGAGGATCAGTTACTTAGTAGTGCTGAATACGGTTCGTCTATAGGAGGCGGCCATATGTCAGCTGACATGATGAAGTTAAATCCCAATTATGAATCTTTTGTCACTTATAAAAACTCAAGACCTAAATTAGTAAGCCCTGGTTTTTTAACTAAAAGTGAATTTTCGACCGTTCAAAGACTTCAAAATGAGTATTTCAAATTTGGTTTTCAATTTGAACAAGCTGTGGGAGGTAAATCTAGAGTTAAAGTTATAAAACCAGGTGGTAATATAGATGGGGTTGAAGGTAAAGATTATATTATAATTACAACTAATTATGCAAGCAAGACTAAATCAGGTGCAATTGAAAATGCTAATATACTTTCAGATTGGATAGCAAAACACGCTAAATATGGTT